TGGAAGATAGGCTCACGGCCAAGCCAAGAAGGAATAGGTTCATCGCTGAGAACGTAAGCACGATCAACCACAGTAACAATTCTGTTCTGCTTTAGTTCTTCTGAGTGAGTGTCGTAGATATCCCCGTAGAAAGTAAGAAGCTCGACGTAGCTGGAGCCATAGTAGTGTTGAATGCTGGAGAATCCATCAGCGATATAGGCGTCACTCTTCTCAAGAGAAGTGTTAGCACTAGCGATCTCAGTACGGTTCTCAATGAGTTTCTGGAAAATCTTTTGCTTCTGCTCGTCACCATCCTCAATATCACGCTTAACCTCACCTAGAGAAATGATAGTCCTAATTATTTTAGGGGTGTTATCAAAGGAGCTTGCGGCTGGGTTGAAGACAATATCGTAGGGGCTAATACGTACAGCCTTAGGGCCAATAAACTTGGGAATAATCTCCCCATCAGGAAGCTCAGTGTACTCTGAACAAAACTCTGCTGTAGCGAAACAGTTACCATAAAGGATGAAGTCATCAATTAGTTTGTCTGTTACTTGTTCAAACCCACCATGTCGAGTCTTATTGTCCATGTAAGCTTGTATAACTTTTACTTTTTCCTTGCTAGCTGACTCACGGTCGTCTCCTTCCCACCTCATCCAATTACGAGTAGGGAACAAAGCTGCTGTGTAGTTAGCTTTCAGGTTGTCGTAGATTTGACAAAGCTTAGGAGTAGTCGTACTGTTAGACCACGGAAGTTTTTTGTTACTAGTACTAGACGTATCAGTAGCGTAAACATAGTTACGTAGTTCTTTCTTTTCTTCAAGCCATTCTTGACGCAAAGAATTCCACTCCTGCCACTTAGACGCAATGTCTGTAGCAAGTCGATCTGGTTCAAGAAGGTGTTCTACGTCTAGTGTCGGTTTCATTTATTATCCTTTGTAATCACACCAGCGTGATCGTGTTTGACGTGGCCGATTCACGGGCACCGCTGCGGTTTGTCACCGTCACAACCATAGTCAGATCGCCCGTTACACCTGTTGAGTCAAAGGTGTTGTTGTTTGTCACGCCTTGAGAAACACCGTCCACTTGCCAATCAAATTCCCAGAGGTAGCGGTCGTCGCCGTCCCAATTCGTCCAGTTGCCAAAGCTGGACAGATGATAGACGCCGGGAAAGGCAGACAGTTCCGAGATGGTTAGGCCGGTGCCGTCATAGGACGGTGCGGATACAGTACCCGCCGCCACGCTTTCAGAGTTAACCGCGCCCTCGTTGATCGTGCCGCCGTTCACCGTTGCGTTGAAGTCGAGAACGGGCGGCGTGATGCCCGTCACTGCGTCAATAGCTGCCGATGCCGCTGCGGGTCGCCAGTTGTTCGTCGGGTCAAGCGGCGAATAGTCGGTGTACGTGCCTGCGTGGTTTGGTGCCTCAATGATGTTGTTTCGCACCTCGTTTTCGGAGTACGTGGCGAAGTCGTAAAGGACATCTGAATCCCAAGCCGACCGATCAAACACATCAACAGCGTTCGTGGCATTTGTCCCGGTGACGCTCACATCCGATACATATGTATTGTTTTCAATCCAAAGCGGCGAGGTGAAAGTTTCTGGCAAGAAAAGGTGTTCGCCGTCGATAAGGGCTGCGTTTACAAGGTTTGGCGAGTTGGTGGATTGCGCCACATTCGAAGCGTAATTGATGTTTGAAAAAATATAGAAACCCGGCACTTGGATCTGAATAAATGAACCAAATTTGTGGGCTGTCTCTACATGCTCATTCCCCCAAACACGCACTCGGTAAGGCGGAAATTGTTCCGTTGGCCGATTTGAGCCGGGTGTAGAATTTCCGAAAGCGGCAAACATGGCACCGTATGTTCGATTGCGTGACACATGGCCGACCAAGGTTTCAAAAGTGTAGGGCGTCGTGAATCCCTGGTCTGTCTGTTGCTCGGTGTAAAGACGCAGACATGGCTGGAAGATCGGCCCTGACCAACCGTTTGTGCTGGCAAGAGTGTTGTTTGAGATGCCGTATCTCAAAGCAACTCCAATTCGGCAAGGGCCGTGGTCGGCGGCGTCAGGGAGAGGTGTCGCCTTGCCATCATTTAAGGTGAGCGCGCGGGGGTGTTGCTTTACACTGCATCCGTGCATTGCAAATGATGTAAGTGCGCCAAGACTTGCAACACCATAGTCGAACCAATTGCTGATCGTCGTATCTGTCACAGACAGGTAAACCGTGGTGCCCTGGTTGCTACCATTGATTAGAATAGGAAGTGCGCAGCCTGACAAGTCACACTTATAGACACTAACGGCAAGCGGCTGTGCAATCGTGGGGTCTGCCATTTGCAACAGACTCAGCGTACCATCCGGCGCGTCACCCGTCGATGGGTCGTAACTGCTGTTAATAGTCAGGTCCGAAATTATGAGCCTGTGCCCGTTTGTGTTCTCCCCCCAGATATTTTTGACGAGGGTTGCACTGTCAGACCGTGTGAGGCTGGAATCTGGTTGAATAACCGGGCTTGCGCCTGTTCCAAAACCGCCAATAAACACAATGTCGCTATATCGAAAAGCAAGGTCGCCTGTCCCGGCCCAATTGAATGTCTCGCCACGGTTGAAAAGCACCTTGTAATTGACGGCAGACGAGGAAACCGACCGGGCCACAAGATCGGCGTAGCTGCTGATACGAATTATGCTGGATGTTGGCTCTGGGGCTTCTGTGAAATCATTGGCGAAGGAAACATACCACTCCTCCTCCCAGGTGATTGTGTCCAAGGCCACGACCGGAATATCAATCGTGACTTCTGCTGGTACGTCCTGCCCGTGGATGCGGATAAATGCCGTGACAGTCTTCGCGCCTGTCGTGTCCCACGCCTTACAGACGACGCGATCATATTCCTTGTTGGCGTCATTATCAGCGCCGCCGCCGCCCACACCATAGGTTGCGCCAGTGTCATCAAAATCCCACTCAATCGAAATGTCTCGATGCTCATCAGTGCCGCTGTATCCGGTCACATCAGACACCCAGAACTGAACATTCTCACCCGGCAGGATGTTACCTGACGGATGGCGGTTTATCGTCAGGCTAATGCCGTTATTGATCGTGATTATTGCTCTAGCCATAATTATACATTCGTAAAGTTCGTTGCGCCGTTCTTAGTGACAGAACCCGGCCCGATGTTGCTGCCGCTATTCCAATCCGCAGCCAGCATGTCGCCGCCGATGACAAATTCCGCGCCACTTACAATTGCCGCCCTGCCGCCGGAAAGAGTGCCCACGTCTGGAGGGGTGCCGCCATTATACATGGTCGAATTTGAAAGGAGCGACCCGTAATTCACCACCAAATCTGCTATTTCCAAATTCGGATCATCGCCAATTCGAAAATCATATGCAGTCCGGTGAAGCCCGGTTCCAGCCGATATTGTGGGCGTAGCTGTTACGCTGCCGTTCAGGTAGAACGTCATAGACGGCACAGACAGATCAATATCTACTTGGAAGTGTTTGAGCGATCCGCTGGACCCTGTGACAGGCATGATCCCGGTCACACTATCTATGAAGACCGTTGCTCCAGCACTGTCATAGACGACAACAAAAGCACTCGTTCCAGATCGGTCAATTCGAATATTGCGCGACGACCAATTATTGTCTGCTGCATCGGTGAAGTTGATCCAGGCCGACAGCGACATTTGCGATTGGCTTGCTGGCACACTTGCGCCTGACAACGCGAGATAATTGCCTGCCACGCTTGGCGAGGCGATGATGTTTTGCGTATAGGATGGTGCCGCCACCACGTCAAAATTCCATGTCGTGTCGTCTGACACTGCCAGCACAACATTGCCCTGCACATCCTCGAAGCCGGAATACTGAACCGCAAGCGCGGCCTCATTCGTGAAGGCGCTAGTGGGCGTGACGGTCCATGTGTCGTTTGCGTTTGTGGTGGTTGACCATGTGCCGTCTGTGTCTGGATCGAATGTTTCGACGGTCGCGCCGCCCACGTTTTTCAGTGTGACACTTGCTGCCGTGCCGGTCGTCTTCATGCTCTCGTTGAAGACAATGACCAGATCAGCATCCGTCGCCACGTCTGTTGCGTTATCGGCGGGGCTGTAGGACGTGATGCCAGGTGCCGTGCTGTCGATGGTGACTGACACTGTATCAACAGCAGAGGCAAGATTACCTGCCGCATCTCGGCCAATAAAGGACAGGTTGTAAGTCCCGCCAAGCCCGGACGTAAATGTGATTTGCCGCGTGATGCCATCGCCCGATGTTGCCGAGAAACTGCCACTATCAGAAGGCACACCACCACCCGAGGCTTGGCCACTTTCCGCCTCTTCTGGACTTGGAATTGAAGAGTCCAACACCCAGAAAATCGTTCCGCTTTCACTCAGATCAAAGCTAACCGGCACGTCACCGTCTGTCTGTGTCCCGGCGATCAGGTTGGTGATTTCAGGCGCGGTTGTATCAACAACGTTATCGAAAGACGCGATACGATCTGTTATCGAACCAGTCTCACCGTTGTCCCCTAGGTATTGGAATACCATATCATTCAGTGCACCTGAATAGCCCTCACTGACAAGGAACTGATACAGGGAGTCTACTGTAGTGTAGGTATCTTTAAGAGGTCTAACCATAGAAAGTTCTTCCACCGAAACGGCTATGCCAAAGGTCTTGTGTAGGCCTTGTTCTCTGAGTGTGTAGTTTAGCTGGACGAACAGCCCCATCTATCGCAGAAGCGAGAGCGTCCTTTATGTCGTCATGCGCTGGGTTAGAAGACACCAACTCATCTTCCAACAACTGTGTATTGCCGCCTTTGTAATGGTAGACTTGTAAGTTGTCGTACCTTGGGACAAGGGTGGCTTCCAGTCTTTCTTCTTTAGAACCTTGATGTCTGGTTGGCCTTACTTCTTCTACCTTGATACTAAGACCATGAGGTGTGAAGAAGTCTGACTTAAGGGACTTAACAATAGCAGACTGAGCCGCTGTTACTTCTGCTCTTAGTTTCTTAAACCCCCAACGATTAGACATACGAAGGATAAGTTTAAAGTAGTCACTTATCTTGTCTGTCCGCAGCCTTTCTATATCCAAGACAAAGACATCATTATCTTCATTCACTCCCACTACTACCATAGCTGTGTAGTCTGCTGTCTTCCTTAGGGAGTAGGCGAAGTCAATAGCAGCAACTAGGTTGAGGCGCTTCCCTTGGTAGTACCAATATCCTTTTTCAAGCTTTAGGAACTTTTTGTCAAAGTACTGGAACTTGTCGTAGTCAATTGGCCTTGAGTCTGGGTCAGAAGGATCATTGTAGTATTGGGCGCGGAATTGCATTTTGTCAAGGTATTGACCCTTTTTTCTTGCCAATACTTGTTGATTAAATCCAAACCATTTACCGTCTGTACGTTGAGTGCGCGGCCAAAGGAACTGTCCTCCTCCATCGCCTCTGTTCTCTACTGGACGTTCGTATACCTCGTAGATTTGTTCTTCACCAGTTTTCTCACCATCCTCGTCAAAGACATCTTCGGTCATAGACAACATATCATTGTACAAATCTTTAGGATGGTATCTGGTTCCTACAACCCATTCCTTCGCATTCGCTCCTTCGATAGAAGACAAAAGAGAGTATTGGCTTTGTACCTTGTTGCGGCCCTCTTGGGTGTAGGCATTCTCTTGGACTACTACATCGTCAAGTACAGCAATGTCACAGTGCATCCCAGTGATAGAAGTTGTAAGACCAGCGCAGAAGACAGAAGGGTCTCGTACATTCTCTTTAGCGCGGAGAGGGTGGTCTAGCTCAATCTCTGTTGAAGTCCACCGTTTCCTTTTACTAATTTCCTTGTTAACGTGGTGGGGCCAGTAGTACCTATGGATATCGCTAGTGAGGATACCTTTGATAAAGTTCAACTGCTTCTCAGCAAGGTTGCTTGTGGCAGAGACATACAAGATACGGAGGGTGGGGTCTCTGGTCAACTCCCATGCCACTCTATAGGCTACATGGCGCGACTTACCGTGGTCACGAGGGAATAGTAGAAGTTGATGGTTCTTGGCGTCTTCCCTTGTCCACCAGTCTATTACTTCCTTATGACAATTACCCAACACTTCTTGTGGTGCGACAAGACGAATAAAGACTTCAAGGTCAGCTTCCGCTGCTTCTCTTATCTCGTCTACCTTCACTGTAAGAAGTCCTTAACTCGTTCTATGTCGTCTGCAATCTGTGTATAAGCTTCTTGGGTTGTCTTCTTTACTTGTTCCCTAGTCTTTTTATCACGCTTGTCTTTCCAAGGTTCTTCGATAAGATATTTAGCAGCAGAGACAGAAGACTTGCCATCATTCTTTACTTCTTGGATAAGAGCTTCAAAGGCAAGTTGTTTACGTTTAGCATCTGCAATCTCCCTCCACTCCTCAACATAAGGCTTTAGAGAGTTAGCCTCCCGCATCTTCTTCCAATAAGACACCTGCCCTAGGATTGTTTCAGCAAAGACAGTCTCAGTAGGGTCATCAATAGTAAGCTCAACAAACAGTTTGCCCAGCGGAATGTAATCATCCCTAACGAATGAGACAGTAAAGATTGGGCTATCCCCTTGCTTACAAGTCTCTAATACAAGAGAAGTAGTCCTCTGTTGGTTGTTGTACCCAAAGAGAATATCTTTAGACAAAGGGAACTCAGGGTAGGTCATTAAGCTTCCTCACCTTCAAGACGAATACCATAACCCTTAATACAGAAGTGACTACCACCAGTACGAATATCTGTTACCCAAAGCTCTCTCTTGGTATCGTCTTCATTAACGAAAAGGAATCCTACCAAGAAAGGTTGAGTAGGGTGTGGGCCTAGTGGTTGTACTTTAACAAGACCAGCCTCAGACAAATACTCCATAAGTTCTTCTTCAGAGTAACATGGTCCTTTAGTTACATTATAGTTAATACCAGTACTACCATCCTCTAGTTTATGTCTTTCTGTCTCTACACCTTCAGTGCCCACTGGAAGGGCATACAAGGGGAGTGTAGACATAAGGAGTATTAGTACTGATTGTTTAATATACATAGGATATATCTCCCGGCTGCATCCCTTAAGTATATTATAACAGATTTCTAAAAGGATGTCAACAACTTTTTTTACTCCAAAATACTAAACCTTTGAAATCTAACAAAAGAAAGTTTACAGAAAAAATTGCTAGAAAATTTGAAGGTGTGATTCAGAATATACAAGGCCCCCCATGCCCCCTGCCTCCCCCCTGAACTAAACTGTTCGGTTCACTTTCAGTTTCAAACTAAACGGTTTAGTTTACCCGGGCTGACCATACGGTGGTGTATGTTTATGTAATACACTTCACGACCTACCATTTTACTCAGGTAATTGGAACAAAACGAGAATATCCCCCCAGAGGCTCTGTAAGCGCCACTGACAGCCTCTAGGCCTTTTCCCTACCCTACCCCTACCAACATACCCTATCGCGCTTTGTACACTTCTATTTACCCTTTATTCCCTGTTCGTTCTCTGTCTGTTCACGGTCTACTCTATATTCTTGCACATCCACCTGTGCATCTCTACACAATTCACCGCCTTGACCTATCTAAATTGATCCCCCACGCACACGCGTTCCGATACCAACCAAAAAGAGCTATGCACTCAGCGCATATCCGGTATGCAAAATTAGCAATAGACATCCCGTTTCCTACCTGCCATATTGGTTGCAATTCGAAAGGATGTCGCTACCGGGTCACCGGAAAGCCCCTGCCGAAGGACATAGCTA